GGATTTGTTTCGTGTATATCTCTATAAATTATATTATCACGCATAGGGCCAATTTCAGGAATCCAACCCTCGTGGTAAATATAACAATCAAATGGCCAATTATAAGTTTGTAAAAATCTAAAGGCGTAATACTCGTATAACTGTTTATTTAATGATGTTACTATTGCTATTTTCATAACCGGCCTTTGCTATATAATAAGCATCTATTATATCTGTAATTGGATTGTTGAGTGTAGGTATATCAAAAACTTTCATTAGATTTGTATTCGTATCTTTTGTAAATTGGTCATACATCTTTTGTTTGTCTGCATTACCTTTACCTGTGGCAAATTTCTTAATGACACTTGGTACTAATATTCTATAATTATATTCTTTTAATCTATACTTTAATATACCACCGTTTTCTGCAATTTGAAATACGGCTTGTCCTTTACTGCCAAAAGAATATCCTTCAATGAAAATTTGTGGGTCTGTTAATTTGTTTATGATTGATAATGCCCAACTTGATAGATTTTCAAATCTTTCTATAGGATTTTTATATTCAGTATGTTCTGTGCCTAATATATTCTTCATCATATTACCAATATGTTTCTTTTTACTTGTGAGATAAAAGAATTTACAATCTTCAAATTTAAAACTACCTGTACTGACGCAAATGGCCGGTGAGTTTAAACTAAAATCAATACCCACCGTGTGCATATTACTGATTGCCTTTTAATATCTCATTCATTCGTTTTTCAAATTTTTCATAATACCATAATTTAGGTTTCATTGTTTTTTCAATGTAATATTTTTTAATTTTATCAAATCTTTTATTTACTTCAGGTATTTTATTATATAATTCTTCAATTGATTCGACTCTTTGCCATTGATCTGCAACAAGAGTATTATCACTATCATAATTTTTCCAAACAAAAGGAAAAATACCTAATGCAATTGCTTCGTGATAACGGCTTGTTGTTGCCTTAGGGTCTAACCAATTAAAACATAAAGTAGATTTTGCTTTTGTTAAATCGCCTAGTAAATTATACATAGTATCTATTTTTCTATCAGCTTTAAAAGAATTATATTTACCAATAAAATATGATTTAATTTTATTATCTTCTTTAATTTGTTTAAAAACCAAATGTCTTTCATCACCAGAATCTATATCATCAATAAGTTTTTTTTTATCACAACCCCAATAAATAAAATCATACGTTTTTTTTGTTTTAGATAATTGTGTTGAAATATTTTCTTTAATAAAATGATATTTCATTCCGTGCAAACCTCCAGGTAAATCCATTTCATCAAAAGTAGAAAACTTACCTATAGGTTTATTTTTAAAAGTTCTTGTACGATATAATTCTTCATTGTCGGCACGGTCGCTACGTACTAAAACAACGTGTTTTTTTGGTAGATATTCAATAATTTGTTTAGTTAATACTTCAGAACGTTCTCTTTGTACTGGATCTCTATAACCTTTGATATGTTCTAAAAATTCATTTTCGCTGGGAATAATTATAACATCAGCATCTATAATGTCATCTAACTTTCTACGATTAGCCGTACTCCAACCGAAGTTACATACGCCATATGTGTGTTGTGGATTTTTTAAAATGTATTCTTTATATAATTCATAAAAAGAATCCATAATATCTTGAAGTGGCTTTTTATAATTAGTGCCACGTCTAAGTCGAGTAATAGTTAATTTCATAATTAATTCCAATCTTCATTATCTACCTCAGTTATCTCCTCATCTATTGCGTGAGCACAAAAAGGACACGTAATAGGAGTTGTTTCGTGTATCTCATTGTTCCACGCTATTACATATTTAGTTTGACAGGAAGAACAAGTTTTTGTTTGTTTAGTGATCATTATAATTTAAACTTTTTAAATTGATCTTTTTTAACATCTTGTTGAATACCACCAATTATATAACTTTCAATTTCTGTTTCTTGTGGAGCATTTTGCATTGATCTACTATTCAACCAATGATCTACCCAAGGTAATGGATTTATTTTTGTATCATAAACAGGATCTAAACCAATGGCCTTCATACGTCTATTTGCTGTGTATTCTACAAACTGATGTAAAAGTTTTTCTGATAACCCTATCATTGAACCTTGTGAGAACAAATAAGTTGCCCATTGTTTTTCAGAAGCAACAGCATCATCATACATTTTGTAAACTTCTTTTTCTGTATCTTTAATTACTTTTAACATTACTTTGTCGTTCTCTATGTCTTTATAGTTATTAATAATTCTTTGTGATACTGCTAAGTGTTGACTTTCATCTCGAGCAATAAAAGAAATAATCTTTGCTGAACCTTCTAATAACTTTAATTCACCAAAAGCAAAACTACAAGCAAATGATACATAGAATCTTAAACCTTCTAATATGTTTACTGTTACTAAAGCCTTCCATAATCTTTTCTTTAATTCATACATATCAACTTTATCAGGTGTCAATTGATATTTGTAACCCATTTCAATTAAATCATCATAACATCTTGTTACTGATTCTGCACGTTCTTCAATTTTCTTATCTTCAATAATTGTATCAAAAATTTCACCAGGATTTGCATATAGATTTTTTATAATGTAAGTATATGATCTACTATGTATTGTTTCCATAAAATCCCAAGTTACAATACAACCTTCCAATTCAGGTAAAGAACAGAAAGGTAAAAATGCCAAACAAGGTCCACGTCCTTGTACGCTATCTAACATTGTTTGGTATTTTAAATTAGATGTAAATATATTTTTTTGTTCTGGTCTTAATTCTTGGTAATCGTTACGGTCTTTTTGTAATGATACTTCTTCAGGTCTCCAAAAGAAACCTAATTGTTGTTGTGTAAGTTTATCAAAAATAGGATACTTAAATGTATCATATCTTTGTACGGCTAAATCTTCACCAAAAAACATTTGTGCTTTGGTAAAATCTAAACCTTTTGATTTATTAAAAACTGACCTACTCATAATTATATTTTACACGATTCGCAATCGTCATCTTCCTTTGTTATTGTTTCTGGCACGTTATCTTTAAAACCTACTGGATGTGCCGGTTCATCTTCATCTTTTTTACCATCATATGTGTTTTGATAGTAAGATGTTTTCCAACCATACTTATACGTTGTCAATAAGTCATTTATCATTTCTGATAATGGTGTTTGGCCACTATCATAGTTTTGTGGATTATAAGACCAGTTACCACTAATAGCCTGGTCAAAATACTTTTGCATTACTGCAACCACATTTATATATCCTTCATTGGACTTCATATCCCAAAGTAAGGTATAAAAATTCTTTAGTGTATTATAAGACGGCACCACTTGTTTTAATGGGCCTTTCTTTGATTTCTTTACTGATATAAAATCACGTGGTGGTTCTATACCATTTGTTTCATTAGATACTACACTTGAAGATTCTGATGGCATTTGAGCCGAGAGTGTGCTATGTCGAAGGCCGTGCTCAACAATATCCTTCCTCAATTTCTCCCAATTATAAGATAGTTTTCTTGTTACTATTTCGTCTACCTCTTTTTTATAGGTATCAATTGGTAAGATACCATCAGAATATTTTGTACGATTAAAGTACTCACACTTACCTTTTTCTTTTGCAAGAGTATTACTTGCCTTTAATAAATTGTATTGAAATGCTTCCGATAATTCATCAACTAATTTCCACGCACTCTTTTCACTATATAATACTTTATTCTTCGCTAGATAGTGTGCTAATCCTATGTAACCTATACCTAGACTTCTTCTTGCCTTTGTAGAAATCTCAGCGGCCTTTACAGGATACTGTTGATGTTCTATAATTTCATCTAAAGACCTTACTGATAAATCGCATAGTGTTTCTAATTCATCAAAATCTTTTAGTGTACCTAAATTGATAGCAGACAATATACATAATGCAATTTCACCATCTTGGTCAATATGTTGTAATGGTTTAGTAGGTAATGTAATTTCTTGGCATAGATTTGACATTGTAATTATATCTTTAAATGATGAATGTGTATTACAATGGTCTATATTCATTATATAGATACGGCCTGTTTCTGCTCGTTCTTTTAATAAACTTTGTATAAGGTCTTGTGCTTTAATTTTTCTTTTCTTAACTGATGTTTTCTTTTCGTATTCTTCATATAGTTTATCAAATGAATCTGTACCCCAAGTTTCATATAAATCTGGTACTTCGTGTGGTGAAAACAAAGTTATATGCTCATCATCAATAAATCTTTGATAAAATAATTTTGATAGTTGAATTGAATAATCTAATTTACGAACTCTATTATCTTCTGAACCTTTATTGTTTTTAAGAACTAATATATCTTCTATCTCTTGGTGCCATATAGGAAAATGAACCGTGGCAGAACCACCTCTTACACCGTTTTGTGTACAACACTTAACTGTTGCTTCAAATTTTTTAAGAAAAGGTACAACGCCTGTGTGTTGAACTTCACCACCTCTTATACGAGAATTAATACCTCTTATACGGCCAGCATTGATACCTATACCGGCACGCTGAGCGACATACCTGCCAATAGCCATATCGCTAGTAAAGATACTAGGTAAAGTATCATCAACATCAACAAGAACACAACTAGCATACTGACGAACAGGAGTACGGACCCCAGCCATAACAGGAGTCGGAATATTAATTTTAAACCTGGAGATTGCGTCATAATATTTTTTAACATAAGTCATTCTTTTATCTTTGGCATACTGTGAAAATATTGTTGCCGAGATAAGCATATACATAAACTGAGGAGTTTCGTAAACTTCTCCTGAGCTTCGGTCTTGCACTAAGTATTTATCTATGACCTGACGAAGGCCAGCATAAGTAAAATTATAATCTCTTGTGTGATCTATCCACATATTCATACGGTCAAATTCTGATTTGTCATACCACTTTAATATATCGGCATCATACACTTTTAAATCTACACCTTTTTTTGTATGATCGTATAGATGAGGGTGGTCCCATAATTTACTAAAAATACTTTTTCTTAAACTGAATAATAATAATCTTGCCGCAACGTATTGATAGTTAGGTGTTTCTAATGAAATTAAATCTGAAGCCGACTTGATAAGAATTTTTTGTATCTCGTCCGTTGATATACCATCATAAAATTGTAAACCACTTTTCATCTCTACTTGCGAAGCCGATACGCCTGTTATATCTTCACAAGCAAACTCAACCATTTGGTGTATCTTTTCAATATTAAGAGGTTCTTTTTCTCTGGAGTTTCTTTTTTGAACTAAAATTTTTTCAGTCGTCATACGTTACATTTCTTCCAAGAATTAAGTTTTGTCAATGCTGATAATTTATTGTGTGTGTTAGTACTTATAATATTTTGAACCTCTGGAATAGTCTTACCTGATATGATTAAATCGTTAATATCTTTTGATTTTATGTTGTCTGGCCACATAAAAATATTATAATTGTTTTCAATTACTTTGTACATACGTTTTACGATTTCTTTATTTCGTGGTTCGTTATCAAAAATATAAGTTACATTTTCTGGATTTGTTTTTAAAGTTAAATCGGCACCTGCGGCTGCTAAACAATTGTCTAAAAACAAACTATCAATTGGTCCTTCAGTAATGTAAATATGTTTTTGAAAGTTTACTCTTTCTAAACCATATACTTTTTGTTTAGTTTCGTCAAGCTTAATTGTTAAATATTTTGGTTGTTCATCACCGAATGCACGGCCTTGAAAAGCAAATAAATTACCAGTTGTATCATAGAAAGGTATAATCAATCTAGGATGTTCACCTTTAAAATTATTAAATGTATCTGATTTTACTTTATTCACCAAAGACATAAACTCCATACTTAAATATAATATATCGAAATACTTTTCAGGTATTCTTCGTTTGACAATATATTTTCTGGCAGGATGGCCTTCAGGTAATTCTGATATTGAAGGCAATTCTTCAATAACATTTACCTCTTTGAATACTGGTTTAGATATATCAAATTTAGGTTCTGGTGTTGATGGTGTTGAACCTTTATATCTTTCAAGTATAAATTCACTATGTAATTTAGGATCTATAAACTTAATAAAGTTTGCTAGATTTTGCCCCATATTACAATTGTGGCATTTAAAAAACATATCGTTCTTTACTCTATAAAAATATGCTCTGGCTTTATTCTTTGTCTTTTTAGAATCGCCACAGTGTGGGCATCTAAAGTTAAATAGATAATCGTTTTTTCTTTTAAACTTATCTAACCTAGATGATATAGTATTAATAAATTTTAGATCAATATAAGATGACATAACACAGTATTAATATACTATATTTTGTCTATTTTGTCAACCTAATTAAATAGACTAATTAATTTACCAAAATCTTTTGTTAGTAAAAATACAATCACTATAGCCGCACCTAATAAAATCCATCTAAGTTTTTCAAGCATACTAACTCTACCACCTATATCATTACGTAATGCTTTAATCTCTATAAGTAATCTTCTTTCAACTTGATTGATTTCTCTTTGCAACTCTCGGTATACACTGTCTATTTCATCAGCACGGTCTTTTATTTTTTCAAATATAACTTCGTCTGTTTTTTCTTGTTTAGTAATCTTTTCTTCGTGTACGGCCAACATAGATTTAATAGATGAAGAAACGTCTGTAAGCTTCTCAATGGCCGTATCTAAACGGTCATTAATGTTACTCACGTTTTCAAGGTCTTTTTTAATACCTTCTATCTGTACTCTTAAATCTAAATTATCTGCTGGCATATATTATCTTGCTAATGGATTTTTATTAGCTTCTCTTATTTCTTTAATTTGTACTTTAATTAATTCTAATTCTTTTTCTTGTATCAAAAGTTGTTTATTAACTTTTGACATAAGAGCTTCTGCTTTTTGAGGATCTACACTGTCAATCTTTGTCATAATTTCATTGTA